GTGAGCACTGCCAATGACTTTGCCACCGTTACCAACGATCTGACCATCATGCACCCCATGGTGCAGATGGGCAATGCCCCTACCGCTTGGACGGCCAGCACCGGCGACTATCTGACCGCCAACGAAACCAAAACCGAGATCAAACAGACGGTGAGCGAAATTAAGCTGACGGCCAGCACAAGCGGAACCAGCAGCACCATCAAGCTGACGGCAGGCGGAACAGAGATCACCAGCGCACAGATCAACCTATCTGGCGTTGTGACATTTTCCGACCTCAGCACATGGAACCAGGACAAGACAATCATCAACGGCGGAAACATTACGACCGGGCAGATTCACAATAAGGCGCGCACAACCACTTATGACCTGGACAACGCATGGATTCGCATGGGCACCGAGGCCGGTGAGCGTGTATTTTTGGATAACCGCCATATTGCGTGGTACGCAACCATCAACACCGGCAGCATCGGCCTGACCGGCGTGCTGTACTCGGAAGCCGGGCGGTCCTATTTTGGCGCAAGCAGCAAGTACATGAGCTATGGCTGGGTTGACGGTCTGAACCCGACCTCTTACGTTGGGATGCAGATCACCTACAACCGTAGCGATGACAGCGATGCCGATTTTAACACGACCCGGGTGGGTATTTCTGGCAAGCTGAATGTACACAATCTGGACGTTTGGGGCAGCAAATCCCGCGTGGTGCCTACCAGCTTCGGCGCACTGAAAATGGCCGCGTTTGAAACGCCGCTGCCGACCTTTGCGGACTGGGGACGCGGCGAATGCGGGCCGGACGGCTGGTGCCTGATCGCCCTTGACCCGCGCTATGCGGAGACCATCGCCCAATATGGGCAGCCCGCCTGGCTGCTGACGGATTGCGATGGCACCGGGCACCTGTGGGCCGAAAACTGCGGCCAGTACGCCATTGTACACGGCGCACCGAGGCAGCAGTTTGTGTGGCTCTGCATGGCCGCCCAGCGCGGCTATGAGGGCAGCTATGCCGACCGCAGTGACAGCAGTTACCCCGCGGGCGACCCGGCAGGCATTGATCTGGCCGCCAGCACCGCCGCCCGTGCCCAGGACGAAAGCACCACCGCCGCAGATGACCTGTTGGCTATGGACACCGGCGCGAACGAAACCGCAGACATTCTATTGGAGGGATGGACATGAAGAAATTATCTGGCGTGGCAGTTGTGACGACTGCCGAGGGCGAGCGAGTGAGCTACACCTACATGGAACTGGACGACAGCGGCAACATCACCAGCCAGAACAACCGGGGGTCTTTTGTGGCCCTTGACGAAGAGGTTCTGACGGCCATTGCCACGCTGAAAAATGCCGTGAACGCGCGGCTTTAAGGAGGAAAAACCATGACTGATACCAAACGCATCAAAGAGTGCAAACGCAAGATTATTGCCGCGATCAATGAAGCGAAAATCCCCTTTGCGGTATCTGAGCTGATCCTCGAAAACATGCTTGCCGTCGTGCGTGAAAATATGGCAGCCGAAGAAGCCGCGGCGGCAAACATCGAAACTCCGAAAACCGAGGAAGAAAAACTGCCGAACTAGGAGAAAAACGAATGAAACAGGGAACGCAATTCGTGCTGCCCGTGGAAATCGGGATGGATCTGGATGATGTGAGCCGGATCGAATTTGTGTTCAAGCAGAAGAGCTGCAAAGGCTTCCCGGCCATTAAATCCAACGTCTGGCCGGATGACTGCACCCGGCAGGAAGGACAGAACATCATCCTTATCCCCTGGACGCGGGCGGAGACATACAAATTCATGGGCGGCGAAAGACTGTACATGGACACCCGCATCACGTTGCGGGACAGCACTGACCAGCCGCAGACGGAGATTTTGACGCTCAAAATGAGCCCGACCTTATTCCAGGAGGTTGATGGTGCATGATCCAGGTGCGAGTGGCCCAACAGAGCGCCGTGCGGGTGGACGTGACCGGCACCACAGTGGTGGGTGCGCCGGAGTACAGCGGGCCATATGACATCACGCCGTTGTTCTCGGCGCAGGTTTTGCCCACCGCAAAGCGACTAATGCAGCAGAACCTAACAATCAAAAAGATACCTCAGTACGAGGTATCCAACGATTCCAACGGTTACACACTGATTATAGGAGAGGAGTACTACAATGCCCAATAAATATGTGAACAAGGTGGTTATCGGCAAGGAAACGAAGCTTGACCTTACCGCAGATACCGTAACTCCGGACAAGCTGGCAAAAGGTATCACGGCGCACGACAAGTCCGGCGCCCCCATTACCGGTACCAGCACGAAAGACGCGGATACCAGCGATGCCACCGCAGCTGTGGCGGAGGTTTTGAACGGTAAAACATTCTACGCGCGTGGCGCCAAAATGACTGGCACGATGCCCAACAACGGCGAAGTCAACGGTGAAATCAGCACCGTTTCTGGTAAGTACACCATCCCCATGGGCTTCCACGATGGCGCAGGCGGGGTGACCATCGCAGCGACCGAACAGGCCAAGCTGGTGCCCACAAATATCCGCGAGGGCGTTACGGTCCTGGGCGTGAAAGGCTCTATGAGCGGCAGCGAAGGTATGAAGCCGCAGGCCAAGAGCGTTACGCCGACCTTTGAGCAGCAGGTTGTGCTGCCCGACAAAGCGTATAACTGCCTGTCTCAAGTTACTGTGCAGGCGATCCCGGCCACATACGTTGATAATGCGGCTGGCGGCCAGACGTTGACGATCGGAGGCTGAGCATGGCCGTAAACAAGGTTGTTATCAATGATGAAGTTGTCCTCGACCTGACCGGCGATACGGTGCGGGCTGCCGACCTGCCGAAAGGGGTAATTGCCCACAGTGCCACAGGGGCCAAAGTCACCGGAACCACAAACTATGCCGGTTCCAGCAACGCCGGCGGCTCCGCAAAGAGCGCCGAAAAACTAAATAACAGCCTGACCATCAAACTGAACGGAACCAGTCAGGGCGCATGGGACGGCAGCAGCGCAAAAACCATTGACATAACGGCAGCCAGCGTTGGCGCGACAAGCGTTACGCTCAGAAGGTGGTGACAGCTGCATGGGTGTGTATTTAGGCAGCAATGCCGTTGACATGCAGGGCGGCTTTGTGAGTGGTGGTTCCAGCGACGTAAAATTGCAGAGCAAGACCGTAAGCCCCAGTGAGAGCGCACAGACGGTTAAGGCCGACAATGGCTATGATGGTTTGAGCCAGGTTACAGTGAATGCAGTATCAAAAACTTATGTGGGAAGCGGCGTGACGAAAAAAAGTGCTGCGACTTATACGCCGGGAACGAGTGACCAGAGCATTGCATCCGGCCAGTATTTGAATGGAACCCAGACGATTAAGGGTGACAGCAATTTGACTGCGGCCAATATTAAGAGCGGTGTAAAGATTTTTAATGTGACAGGCAGTTATGCCGGGAGCAGCAGTGGCGGAAACACGCCAAGCTTGCAGACCAAAACGGTTACGCCCAGCGAGAGCACCCAGACGGTAAGCCCGGATAACGGATATGTCGGACTGAGCAAAGTGACCGTGAATGCGATATCGAGCACTTATATTGGCAGTGATGTGACCAAAAAAAGCGCAGCAACTTACATCCCGAAGACAACCGACCAGAGCATTGCATCTGGGCAATACCTGAGCGGGACACAGACAATCAAGGGCGATGCAAACCTGGTGGCCGGGAACATTAAGAGCGGTGTGAACATTTTTGGTGTGACAGGAACTTATGCCGGCGGCGGGAGTTCCGGCGGCAATGGCAATAACAATGTGGAGGCTTATGCCATTACAGACACCAACCCCAGCGTGAGTTTTAAGACCGCCAGTGGAACCATTAAGATTTGGGGCTATGGCACCATAACCAGTTCCGGCGGCTGGGGCGGGCAGACTACGAGCCTGGTCGCGTTTGAGGGCGACAAGTACCACAAGAGCGCCATATACGGCGGCCCAAGCAGCACCAACCTGAGCCTAAGCATCAGCAACGGAAAACTGACTGGGCTGCCGAGTGGACTATCCGCAATCAGCGCGATTGTAACGAGAGGTATATGATTAT